GGGGTTCACGTCCACGACCGTATACAACTCATTCAGATTGCGAAGCGTCACGTTGATATAGACTTCCGAGTTTTGAAGACTGACCAATGGCAAAGACAACCCCGGATTCTCGCAGAACCAAAAATGCAGAGGAATCACCAACTGGCGCGACCGAATGGAGGGTTCAGGTGTTGTCGTCGCAGGCAATGCTGACGGAGTAGCAGTCGGACTGACCGCATGTGGATATTGGTTCTGCCGGTCAAAGGCATTCGCAGGGTCATACAACTCGGGAACATGTCCCACCATCTGGTCAACGATCAATCTCTTGTTCTTGTCGTGCGTGAGATAGGAATACATCTTCAACCACTCGCCGCGGAGAGTCTGAATGACCTGCCCATTCATCGTCAGCGTCACGTTGTCGATGAGGTTGTATCCAATGTTCTCAATCCATTGGAACTCGTAACCAATCGAGTTGGTGCGAGGGTCGTATCCAGCAGGAGGGACCGCACCATTGAGGTACTTGAGTGGGGACCAAATATCCGGAAGCGTCAGTACCAAGTAGCAGTCGTGGAGCAACTGCGCATACCGGTCAATCCGACAAGAAATTGTGCGCGTTCCCGTCGTAGAAAACTCCAGATTGGATGCCGTAAACGACATACGAATGTGTTCCATCGCAAAGTTGGTATGACGGCGATACACCGCCCGAAAATGGGTCATGGAAGGATTTCCATTGACTAACTCATTTTGAGCACCTACGCCCACTAATTGAAGCAAGCCACCAGGCATTTGTATTATGTTCTATCTAATCTTTAACCCGTTGTAACTCTGGTCGCCGTCACGCTAATTGGCGGGATAACATTGTAACGAACGATACCCTGCGTCGTTGTCGTCGAGAAGACGCCAGGAGCACCAGGCTGCCCTTGGTTCAGGCAACACAAACTGGAAAACGTCGCACCACCGCTTGCTCCGCCATTTGCGCCTTGAAACGCAGCGACAAAACGCTCACGCTGCTGTGCTCCGTTGGCAACTGCCGCAGTGTATACGTAGTTGTACTTGCGCGACTGCGGCGGAGGCGTCACGTGATAGGTTCGCGCAATGATGCGCTGCTTGTACTTTGTCAAATAATCCTGTGCCGAGTTAATTTGCATTATCATTTATACGAGAGATTATGGAATACTACAAATGAGGTTCGCACTCGTGAGCACACACGTAGACCAAACAACTGGGTATTCAAAGGTCGCCTACAACATGCTGAAGCAACTCGCAACTCTGTCGCCCAAAGTCAAGACCTTCCACTTCGGATTTCAACGCCACCCGGGTCGTCAGGGAATTCGCAAGGTTCCAGAGGGAGTTGTTCCCTACGACGCAGCAGCAAACGAGGACCCGAAGGAGGATGGGTTTGGGTTCAACAAGATTCAGGAATACCTCGATATGGTCAACCCCGATGTTGTGATGATTTACAACGACCCTCTTATCATCTGTAAGTTCATCGAGTCAATGAAGCACGAGAAGGCGAAGTCATCCTACAAGTTGTGGTTGTATGTCGACCAAGTGTATGAGGGTATTGCGCCACAGTTGATTAAGATTATGAACGAGCACGCTGACCGCATCTACTGTTTTACTGAGCACTGGAAGAATGTATATCTGAAGTATGAGAATGTTCCCGATGTCCAGGTGTTGGAGCACGCAGTGGATCCGACGATGTTCACCACGATTCCTCAAGAGACTCGCATGTCCATTCGCAAGAACCTCAACATTCCTGACAATGGAATTGTCTTCTTGAACGCAAACCGAAACAGTGAACGCAAGCGTCTCGACATCACTATTGCAGGTCTTGTCCGCGCAATGAAGAGGCGGCCAGATGCTCCCATTTATGGGATTGTTGTTACGGGTCTGAATCCACAGACTGGAGCATACTACGACCTACCACGTATCCTCATGGAGGAACTCACGAGTGCTGGTTTGGATATTCAGACATACCATCGACGCTTCATTCTCGTGGATTCAGCACCACCCAACATTCTTCTCGACGATGGCATCAACCAAATTTACAACGCCGCAGATGTGGGCATCAACACAGCAGACGGCGAGGGATTTGGACTCTGTCAGTTGGAGCATATGTATGTCGGTGCACCGCAGATTGTAGTGGACACAGGAACCTACCGTACCTTTATGGACGAGAAGGTTGCCGAGTTTATCAAACCGGGTGAGCGTGTGTATTTTGCAGGTGGTATGCCACTTGGGTTCTATGCCCCGAATGTGTCTGCGGAAGAGACTGCGAATGCGATTGAGCGGATGGTGGATACACTGGAGGAGAAGAAGCGCAAGGTCAACTCCTATCATTTCCGCAGTTGGGCAACGGTGTGCGATTCCTTCCTAGAGGATGTTCTTACGGCATCGGGTAAGTAGTGTCGGGTAACCACCGTATCTGTGTCTTTGAAATCAGTTCACCCACACGAATGAGACGTTCGTTGTCTTCAAACGCAGGACCATCATAGACCTCCTTGCTCTCAGGGTCAATCAAAAACACCATTTGCTTGATAGCGACTTTCTGTAACTTCCGATGACGGCGCTGCATGTTGCGTAAATACGTAACATCCAATACATCCGTCTTTCCATTGGGTTTGAAGGCAAGGTCTTCGCCCGTTGTTGTGCTGTCAAATCGCATACAGGTCAACACAGGACTTTCCCGACTGTGAAACTTGCGATGGATTTCACAATCGACTGCTGCCTGTTTGAGGAGCGTGGAGATGCGTTGGTTGACCTTCTCCTTTTCATATGCCTTCTCGTACAGGTATTCGTCTGTGCTCATAAAGACCTGCGTGGGTTCGCCTTCGTAGCGCTTCGTTTCTGTGTCATTTCTGCGAATCGGCACAACATTGTTGGCGCCTTCTGTGGATTTTGCCTGTGCTTCCGTGAAGACACTCACATAGAAACTGATACGCACGGTCCGTTGGTCCATCGGCAAGCGAGCATGCGAACAAATACGAATCGCACGACCGACCACTTGGTCATGGCGAGCAGGATTCCAGTGCGGTTCCATGATGTGAACATGTCGCACATTCTCCAACGTGATACCTTCTGCACCTGCCGATGACGCCATGATGAGACACAGCATCTTCTTGTCCCGACCTTGGATGGATGCCTTGAGACTGGGTGGAAAGTCATCGCTGAAACTTCCGTTGAAGATTTGGCGCATGTATTCGCGCTCTTTTTGGTCTTCCAATCCTGAGTAGAAGGCATACGCAGGTTTTGCGGGGTCCAATGCCGGGTCTTCCACCCACTGGTTGTTTTGCTGAACAATCTTGTAGCGCTGCCATCCGTTTGCGTCCAGCACCGCAGAGAAGACACCCAATCCTTCCAACTGACGGTAGTTGGAGTAGACAAACTGATTGTTCCAGTTCTCACCCAATGCTTCTGTTGCATTCTTCAACATGCGGCCTAATTTGGGTCCAAAGGTCTCCAGTGCCTTGGGAGACAGATAGCGTCCTGGGTCTGCGCGCAACCTGTTGAGGATGGCTTCTTTGGAGGATTCGTCATCCTGGTCCTCGTTCTCCAGCGTCTTGTCGTCCTTGCGGAGTTCAGGTGGTACAGCATAGTTGCATGCCAAACGAGACTTTACGCGATACGACTTCATTTCGTCATCTGTTGCAGTATCGACATTGGTCTTGCGACGACTTCCCTTGAGTTCCTCCCAACGTACATCGAGATAGCGACCAAACTGCTCATTGGACATCTCCACCTTTTCGAGTGTTTTGTCGTCGTCCACTCGCTTTGGAAGGAGGCGTTCATCCGCACCCTTGAAGTAGGAGACCAATCCCTGAATGCGCCGCTGAAACAACAGACCATTTTTGATGCTGAGTCCATCCAAAAACATAGAGGCAAACTCTTCGGGGTCTGTGGGCAAGCAACTCAATTCTTCCGTGCTGATGCGTTCCGTGTCGAGTTCGGCACCACCCACATCACTTTCAAACTTGGACTTCCATGACATCACCCACTCCTTTGCGTCGCGAATGTACGTCATATCCTTCATGTACTGAACCGCAATTCGCTCACCCTTGTCGTTGTAGACGCTGCGGAACTGCGGTGGGTTTCGAGTTAACAGCAAATACTTCTGAACAGTGTTGTATTCGACCGTATCCATATCGGGCACGTCGCGCAAGACGCTCGTCATCTTCTCCTCGTCCCATGTCGTAATTGATTTCACGGGGATGGTGAATCGCTCAATCGGTCCACGCAAGAGGTTCATCAGAAACGCAATCTCTGTAGGTCGGTTGATAATCGGTGTTCCCGACAACGCAACCACCTTGCAGTTCTTCGCCCGGTAGATGACATCGTAGAGTTTACGACTTATCTCAGACGCATTAACGATGCGACTGATGAAGTTATGAACCTCGTCAATGATGACAACGCTCTCGTCATACGGATTTGAACCATCTGTAGGGACATACTTGCTTATATTGGCGCTAGACAAACCGTTGTAACGGATGAAGGTAAACCGCTGGTTGATTTGGTCTTCAATCTGGGCACCAATCGCATCTTGTGCGGTCTTGGGAAGGTTCTTGAAGTTGGGTTCTTGCCCGGGTATCGTCGTAAAAAAGCGACCGTTGCGGTCCAGAAAGGTGTCGCTGATACCCAGTTTCTTTGCTTCTGTGCGCGACTCGGGGGTCACAGGTTGTTCGCGCCAGTGCTGGTCGTAGGCATAAATCGGGTCGCCACAC